ATGGACATTTCGCCAGAACAGTTAGAAAATTGCCTTCAAGTTCTACAGCAGATTGCGGATGATCCGACTTTGATCGACCATCATGATCGTTTCAAAAGCTTGATCGCGAAGATTCATAAGCAAGGTCGTAAACAGTCTCGCCAAACTCAGCATCGTATTCACCAGTCTGAAGATCGTGCTACAAAAGAATCTTGCTTAATCGTTCAATTGGTACAACCTATGATTGAGGGAGCCGTATCAAAAGCAAAACAGTTAAACTTGCCTATCTCTTGCTATATCTGCAAAACACCTTACACACAAGTACATTTCTTTTATCATTTACTTTGTCCGACTTGTGCTGAGTTTAACTATCAAAAACGGTTTCAACAAACTAACTTAACAGGGCGAACTGCCTTAGTCACCGGTGGACGGATCAAAATAGGCTATCAAACCGTTTTGCGATTGTTACGCGATCGAGCACGAGTGATTGTAACGACCCGCTTTCCTCGTGATTGTGCAAATCGTTATCAGTTAGAACCAGACTTTGAGCAATGGCGCGATCGCTTAGAGATTTATGGACTCGATTTACGCAATCTCAGCGCTGTTGAAGGCTTTATTGAGCAATTACTACAGACAAAATCCTCGATCGACATTTTGATCAACAATGCGGCTCAAACCATCAAACGTCCTCTTGCGTTTTATCAGCATCTTTTAGAAGAACAATCAGAGAGGGTTCCTCTTCTCGAAGCACAAGAAAGTTCGTCTCTGCTCAACTCTTATTTTCCGCCACAAATGTTCGATCGAGATGGACAACCCTTAGATTTACGCCCAACGAATAGTTGGTTACTCAAGTTAGATCAAGTTAGCACGATCGAGCTTTTAGAGGTTCAACTTGTGAATGCGATCGCGCCCTTTCTTCTCAATAGCAAACTCAAACCACTCTTACAGCGATCGCCCTTCGATCGACGCTTTATCATCAATGTTTCAGCAATGGAAGGGCAATTTAACCGCATCAATAAAACGCCATTCCATCCGCATACGAATATGGCAAAAGCAGCACTCAATATGATGACTCGTACCGCTGCAAGTGACTATGCAGAAGATAACATTTTTATGAATAGTGTCGATACAGGTTGGATTACCAACGAGAATCCTTATCCTAAGAGAACGAACATTGAGCAAAAGCGAGGATTTTATCCGCCACTCGACATCATTGATGGCATGGCAAGAATCTATGATCCGATCGTTCAAGGTATCAATTCAGCAACACCGCAATTTGGTCATTTTCTCAAAGATTATGTTCCTCATCCCTGGTAAAGTATCATGACGAATTCATTGCTGCATTGTCCTATTCCTCAACCCTTAGAAACTACGCCAAATGTTCTCACCGAACTTGCACCTTTGATCGAACATCTGCGATCGAATCAACCTATCACCGAAGCGATCGCGTTTCCGCGGGGGACAGTTCTGCCCGATGGGCGCTTAGATCTATGCAAACAAGGAATCGGAGTTGCTGGATGTGTTCTAGTTGCAGAGGCTCTAAAACGAAATACGACGATCGCAAGTTTATTGCTGGGAACGAACGGGATCGGGAATGAGGGAGCAAGAGCGATCGCGCAATTGATCGAGCACTGCGATCGTTTAGAGATTGTCTACTTAGGTTGTAATGCGATCGATCAAACTGGTATTGCTCAACTCGCACAGGTACTCACACAGAATCAATCCGTGACTGGACTATGGTTAAAGCGCAATCCAATTGGAGAAATGGGCGCTCGTTCTCTTGCTGAAATGCTCCGTAATAACCAAAGCATTCATACTCTTGATTTAGTGCATACTCAGATCAGTAAAACAGGATTCGGTGCAATTTTATCGGTTTTGATCGATTCTAATCGCACTGTTGAGCGGCTTTATTTGGGCGGAAATCAATTAACTGTTGAAGATGCAGGGTTGATTGCTGAACTACTAAGACACAATCGAGCAATTAAAGCGCTGCTCCTGAACGTCAATCATTTAGGTGATCAGGGCATTGAAGTGTTGGCGAACGGATTACAGGACAATCAAACGCTGATTGAGCTAGGACTTGCAAGTAATGGCATTAGTACAATAGGCTGTCAGGCGCTACTACCGGCAGTTCAGAATCATCCCAGCTTAGAACAGTTAGATTTGGGATATAGTCCTTCCACAAAGGTTTTGGGGGCTGAACCGAACCGGATTGGGGATGAAGGAATCATTGCGATCGCCCATTTTCTGACTCACAATCAAACGCTGCTTCGGCTTGATCTTAGAGGCACAACGATCACTGAGATAGCTCGATCGGTTCTTGGTAAAGCATTAATGCAGAATCAAATTCTCTGCGATCTGCGACTCTTACAACCCCTAGATGCAGAACTTACCTCACACCTAGAACAAAATCGCCTACACAGTCTCTACAAGCTCCGTACATCTCGTGAAGTCATTCTGATTCGTAGCGTTTACCGTTAACTTTAGTGTTTGACACAATTGAGAATTTTAATCTATGAGCTTCAAAACAATCGTCTTCTATGGTTCGTACCGTCGCGATCGCCAAGGTATTAAAGCTGCCCGCTTCATGATTGAGCAACTTAAACAGAGAAATCATCAGGTGATTTTTGCTGATGCTCAAGCGTATGACTTCGGTATTCTCGATCGCATGTACAAAGAATACGATCAAGCTCCTGAAAAGATGGAAGATTTAGCAAATCACATCAAAACTGCTGATGGTTTTGTAGTAGTGGCTGGAGAATATAACCATTCGATTCAACCGGGTCTGAGCAATCTGATGGATCATTACTTGGAGGAGTACTATTTTCGTCCCGCAGGTATCGTTTCTTACTCAACCGGGGGATTTGGAGGGGTGAGAGCCGCTATTCAACTCCGGGCTTTTTTGACGGAAATGGGGATGCCAACCATTTCTACTCTCTTTTCGATCGCAAAAATCGGGGATGCTTTGAATGAAGTAGGAATTCCTCAAGATGCCGCATTAACCAAGAGAGCGACTCAATTTCTAGATGAATTAGAGTGGTATGAAGAAGCATTACAACGACAACGGCAAGAGAAAGGAACTCCGTTTTGATTGACCAGCCTCACGGGCACCCGATGTCCTTAAATAACTATCAAATCAAGCTATTGGCAGCAGTCTTGATGCTAGTCGATCATATCGGGACAGTCTTTTTTCCAGACCTATTGATTTTCCGCATTCTAGGACGCTTTAGCTTTCCGCTCTTTATCTTGTTACTGGTCGAGGGAGAAAAACATACCCGTCATTTTAGACAGTATTGCCTACGTTTATTGTTGCTGGGCATCGTGTCTCAGCCGATTTACCAATTTCTATTTCGCTCAACGCTATGGAACATTTTGTTTACATTGTTGCTGGGGTTGCTCTGTTTGCGGCTCGTGCGGCGATTTCCACAGTGGCAACTCCTGATTTGGATTGCGGGAGCGACGATCGCTCAGGTGCTATACCTGGAGTACCAAGCTTATGGCATCGTCGCGATCGCCCTGATTCATCGTTTTCGAGCAAGTGCTTCCTGGTGGACTGAATGGATCGCCTTTCACCTGAGTTTGCTGATCGTTGCTCCAGGGTTTGTCGCCTTTCAGTTTCCCGCTACCTTTGCGCCGTTCTCACTGTCTCTCGCAAATCATCAGCAAGGACGGAGAGCAAAATGGTTTTATTTGTTCTACCCCTTGCATTTGTTCGCGTTGTGGCTCCTGCGTTACATTCAATGAGCCAGGATTGAGTCGCCTTAATGTATTGGAACTTCAGAACGGAGAGAGAGGGATTCGAACCCTCGGATAAGTTACCCCATCACAGCATTTCCAGTGCTGCGCCTTAAACCGCTCGGAAGAGAAAATAGGGTTTAATTCTCAGTATCTGAGTCATTATTTGTTATCTATTTGACATAAGAACACCTCAAGTTCCGATCCTTCTGACAGGTTCATGGCTGATCTATGGCTGTTCAAATTGATCAGATAAAGCAGGTAACTTATTCTGGAAAGATCTTTTGTACTGGGAGGTTAATCGATGGTACGGAAAGATCAAACCAGGAAGCGTAACGGATCGGTCAATATTCAAAATAATGGAGGAGGACTTCGACTGAGGTGGAATTATGCTGGAAAACTTTACTGTCTTACTCTTGGACTCAAAGCAGACGATTCTCATCACCGAAGATTAGCGGAAGCCAAAGCAAGTGAAATCGAAGTTGATATTCTTTACGAAAGATTTGATCCTACGTTGGTTAAGTATGATCCGCGCAGGAGAATGATCAAGCTTATTCCTGTTGAAGAGAAGTCAGATTTATGCTCGATTGACCTACCTGAACTGTGGCAAAAGTACATACAGTACAAAACTCCTTTAGTGGAAGAAACCACGATCAGAACTCACTATAGGCGCGTCTCAAGCCATATCGATAAACTACCTTACAAGAAACTTTCTGAGGCGTTAGAGATCCGTCAGCATCTTCTGGAGAATCACAGCTTAAAGACGACAAAGTTCCTTTTAATGGAGATCCAAGCCGCTTGTAGTTGGGCTGTTAAGCGCAGAATCATCGATCATTCTCCCTTTGCAGGTATGGCTTTAGAGATTGAGATTAACGAGGATGAACAAGAACCTGATCCTTTTTCTTCTGCGGCAAGGGATCAGATTATTCAAGCTTTTGCTGACCATCCGACTTACAGCTTCTACAGAGATTTTGTTTGGTTCTTATTCTTCTCAGGTTGTCGGACTTCGGAAGCTGTTGCTTTGAAATGGAAGCACGTTGATTTTAAGAACTGGTTTATTACCTTCTCTGAAGCAATTGTGAATGTTAGCAGCAGGAAAATTCAAAAAGGCACTAAGACAGGTAAAACTCGTAAGTTTCCTTGTAATGAGCAAATGAAATCGTTTCTGATTCAGAGGAGGAGAAAGTCTCTCCAGGATCGAGAGGATGATTTTCTATTCCCAAGTTTAAAAGGCAAAGCGATTAACACCCATACCTTTTCTGCCTTGTGCTGGAAAGGAGCTTCAGATCGAGGAACTTGGCGGGACGGTATTGTTTACCGACTTGAAAAAGACGGTTTAATCGATCAATATCGGAGTCTCTATTCGACGCGACACACCTTTATCACTCTCGCGCTTTACGAAAATGTTCCGATACATCAGGTGGCTAAATGGGTTGGAAACAGTCCTGAGATATTGCTGAAGCATTACGCTGGTCAACTACCTGATACGCAAGTTCCCGAACTATGAACCACAATTTCGTAATCAATAAAGTTCCTTTTTCCAATCGAGAAAGGAGCTTTTTTATTGGTCAGTAATCGCCTACCTTCTGCCACCTCTCCCCAACTACTGTGTAACTTGTAGAGTTCAATTGACCGATGAAATTAAGCATCACTCCAACTTCAATTCGCTTCACTCAAGACACGCTAGATCGCTTACAAGTAATAGCCGAGAGAGAAGACCGATCGATTCCTTATCTGGTTAGAAAAGCGGTTTTAGAGTTCCTGGATCGAATTGAACAAGATCAAGAACGTGCATGAAAAAAGGAGGTTTTCGCCTCCCTCTCTGTTAACTAAAACTTTATTACTTCTACTTTAACCGATGTATATTTCAATTTCTGAGCAAGAACAGTCTGCAATTAAAGTGATCGTCCAATCTCAAGTTGAATTCCCTGTTGATTTTGATGATGCTTGGCAATGGGTTGGATATTCAAGAAAAGACAGTGCCAAAGATGCTTTAATTAGAAACTTTGAAGAGGAGGTAGACTTTTCCGGGATTCACCGGAAAACTCCAAGTGGTGGTCGCCCCAGCGAGAGGATTTATTTAACGATCGACTGCTTCAAGCAATTCTGCATGATGGCTGGAACTGAGCGAGGTAAGGAAGTCAGAAAATACTTCCTCCAGTGTGAAAAAGAACTTAAAGAGATCAAAGCTCAACCTCAGTTTCAAGTTCCCACTTCGCTTCCTGAAGCTCTGAGAATGGCGGCAGATCTTGCAGAACAAAAAGTACTACTCGAAACTAAAGTTGCTGTGATGGAACCGAAAGTTGAAGTTTACGATCAAACAATGGGCGCGAGTGGTTGGTTAACCTTTGCCGAAGTCTCTAAAGTTCTAAATATTCCTGGAATGGGTAGAAACAATCTCATCAAGTTTCTAAGGATGTCGGGAATTATAAACGGAAAAAATGAGGCTTATCAAACTTATGTCGATCGTGGATATTTCAAGCTAAAAGTAACTTTTGTTCAGCATCTCAACTCGAATACCAGTCAAACGATGACTTCGCCTGCTGGACTTGAATTCATCCTGAAAGAGTTGAAGAAGGGCGGATATCAACCTCGATCGGTAAACTAACTTGATTACCAGCTCCAGAAGGCTCTGGAAACCTCTCACAGCTTACTTTTCAAGCCATTCCTTTAAAAGTCCGCCGCTCCTTTCAACTCCCCAATCGATATAATAAAGAAACCTTACAACAATCAAATTTATGACTCCTAAAACCATCACATTCAACCATGTTGAAATCCAAATGTATGAACGTAACGGTAAGTTGTTTATGCAACCGGATCACGCTGAAACCTACGACTTATGTTCTTTAAATCAAATGATTCTAAGCGGTTCTGGAGATAAGCTTTACGTCTACGCTCCAGGTATACGAACAGAAGAGCTTAGTTACAGAGGATGGTTACAGCACATGGAGATTTTAATCGAGATTGATCCTGTGACTGGTCAATTAATCGAGCTTGAAAGTGAAGACTTTGAAGATGATAGTTGTGAAGTAGTTCGCACTCCTTTAACTGTTAAAAGTGCCACAGAAGGAATCATTGTTTTGGAAAATCTGTTATATCCCGATTACCTTACTGAGCAAGAGATAGAGCGAATTTACAGTTTGATGGACAATTATGTGTTGCGTAAGGACTTTGTAGGTAGATCAGCAGGGAATCAGATCTACAATCAAATGAGGTCTAGTGAACTACCCACACTGACCTTCGGTACAGTGTGGGCTTCTATCCTCATTGGGGATTGCCTCGACGATCGTGGATTTTTTACGTCCCGATCGTTTTGGTCTTATATCCCCTCCGATAGCAGCAGCGCTAGTTCCTAACGCCAAAATCCGCAAACCTTCATTTCTGATATTGATCGCTGCATTTATATCGCGATCATGTTGTTTCGAGCAGTGAGGACAATCTACAAAGCGAATTCCCAAGCTGTCATAACCTTTCTGCAACGCTGGAATCGGTAGCAAGGTTTCTGAGCATAGCTGAGACGATGGAAAGAACCGATTGATCTCGATATAATCGTGACCAAACTTTTCTGCTTTGTACTTGAGCATGGTCAGAAACATTCCCCAACCTTGATCAGAAATAGCTCTGGCTAAGTTAGGATTCTTGACCATGTTTTTCACTGCGAGATCTTCTACCACGATCACTTGGTTTTCGTGAGCTATTTTGCGGGATAGCTTGTGGAGAAAATCTTCTCGAATTCTCGCAATCTTGGCAGAAACTTTCGCTACAAGACGCTTTGCTTTATTTCTGTTAGATTGACCTTTTTTACGTGCAAGCTTACGTTGCTTGCGTTTTTTATTCTGTTCAAGCTTTTTCAGTTTGCGTTGAACCCCTTTGGATTGGTTGTGTTTGGAACCGTCTGAAGTGACTGCGAAATCTTTCAGACCGAGATCAACACCGATAGCAGGATTGATCGCTTCGACTGGTTCAGATTCAGTCTCGAATAAAACACTAGCAAAGTATTTACCAGAAGTGTCTTTAGAGACTGTGACGCAACCTTGCTTACCCGTTGGTAAGTCACGATGAAACACGGTTTTGACGGTTCCCAATGTACCAGGAAATTTGATCGCTTTCTCTTCAGTTAGCAATCTCACATTTTGGGGATATGAAACTGACTGCTTTGCAAACTTATTCTTAAACGTTGGAAACTTTGTTCTACCGTCAAAGAAGTTTTGGAAAGCCGTAGACAAATTGAAAGTGACTCTTTGAAGGGATTGAGAATAAGCTAGACCCAACCATTCGTATTCGACTTTCAACGCTGGAAGTAATCGATCCATTGCAGCTTTACTCAGACCTTTTCCAGTCTCTTTGTAGGTTTCAGTGGTTTTATTCAGCATGAAATTATACAACCAACGGCAATTACCGAAAGCTTGAGCAAGATATTGTTCTTGCTCTGGAGATGGATAGATTCTGAACTTGACTGCGTGATACATCGGTTACGACCTCTACCGTGTTTATACATTCGTGGTAACACAGAATTAGAAACTTTGTATAAATTAATCGTGAAGATATCTAGGAGATTGTTTGCTTCGGATGTATCCCCTTCATTCGCTTCATTTTATTCAGCATCAATCAGGGGATCAACCTCAGCAAACTCGCATTCATCTCACACTGAATCAAAGATTACAGTGTGAGCCTTCTGCTGCTACAAAGTAACTTTTCAACTGACACTCACTACCACTTTCCAACTTCCCTCAATCGGACGAAAACTCGCAAGTCCAATGGCTAAGGTATTCAAACTTTCAGGTTTAATCGAATCAGGAAGCGCCTCTTCGCCTTGATTAGTTGTCACTCTGACGTTTGTAATCACATCATTCAATCCATGAATCACAGGTAACTTTCCTGCAACTGACAGATCACTATCTGTAAAAGTCTTCTGATAAATCCGACCTGAATCAATCCCGCTCAATCGAGCATTAACCAATTCTTCAACCTGTTCCAAAAGCGTTGGAGGTTGTGAGGTCAAAGGATTCGATAGATTTTTCAGGGTCACTAAATCGATCGGTGTAGTTCCAGCAGGTAATACAAATCTAAAACCACCTTCGCCCGAATCAAATTCGTATTCTGCATTAGCAGTTAGTGAAATCGAGAAATTACCCGCACGATCGGATCGTACAACCCATCGCCCCCCGACGCTGGATCGAAAAGTTAAGAAGGTAAAAGGTGCTACTGTCCCGACTATTGTGCGATTAGGCATTAGAACCCGCTCCGATCGTTAAGTTAAATCCACATTCTTTGAGGATTGAATTAATTGATTCGAGTTCGGACTGACTCAAGTTAGAACCCAATTCTTTCTGCAAATCCTCCAGGTAGAATCCAAGCGACTCTTGATTCTGAGTTACTAAAACAACTTGCATCGCCATACTAAAAGCCAACTGAATTGCAGAACTCTCTTTGGCTAATCCATAAATCTTTTGAAAGATCGGACTCTGATTCAACTTCACTCTCAAAGCCTCCCAGTCAGCGCCTTTTAACGGATCAATACCTAGCTCGGTCATTTCTTTATAAGCAGCTTGCAGTTCTTTTAAAGTTGGTTTTGGGCGAACGTCTAACCAGTGAAGTCCCGAATAATCGAATCCCGATGCGCTGAATTTAGCATCAGGATATTTGTATAAAATTGCACGAGTAATATCCATTAGTTTGCGACCTCCATCAAGATAATTGTGCTCAAGCTGAGATTGCTGTATTGACAAAACACAGTTCCTGAATTGTTCGCATTGCTAATAAAGACTCGATAATTCAAGGCGGAAGTGCTGTTCGGAACATTAAGAAAACTATTCGATGAACTGGCGTATCCTAAATCACTTGCGTTACCCGTACCTCCTAGATTCACAGTGGTCAGGTTAGTTGAATCTCTTCTGATTTGTACATTGACCGAGGTTGTACCCTGCTTATAAATTCCGTTCAGGGAATAGAGTACCAAGATATTGCTGTTCGCGAACTGAGGAGTGATCGAGGCGTTAAGCCCTGTGTCAACAAAAGTACTGCTGGTATTTGACACTTGAACATTGTTGAACCCGTAAGCAACTTGTAGGATTTTCCCGCCTGCTCGTGGAATCCATTGACTACCGTTGTAGTGAAGCGCCTGTCCGTTAGTAGGTGTTGTAGAACCAATCGGTCTGCCTTGTAAGGAACCTGCGTTGAATTGCGCTGTTGCAGGATCTAACCCCCAATAAGGCTGATCTGTCCGCAACTGTGTATCAATCCAAGCGTTGTTTGCATCATTTCTGACTTTAAGTTTGTTCTGATTTCCAGAATCGACCCAGAATTCACCTGGTACGACATCATTCGTTGGTGCAACAGAGCCTCGATTCCAATTAAAAGCGCGATCGAATAGATTATTTAACTGAATAAAGAAGTTGGGGAAATCGCTGTTTTGTAGTTTAGCCATCGTTTTTTTAATAAGATTTAGCGAACCAGGTTAGAGTTCGAGCCGAAGCAGGAACTTGAGTTGAATAGTTGACTTTGACGTTGAAGCCTAATTTATCGATCGAGCTAACTGATACCGTTTCCCCGTCAAAAAGTGGAGTAATAATTGGTTGTACTTCTGGAATTCCAAAGAATGTTTCTGGAAAGTTCACACGAGTTCCATTGAGATTTGTGGTGTAAGGAATTGTGAGTTGTCCTCGTTGCTCTCGATCTTCCACATCAACGTAAGTTTTCAGCTGACTGACAACAATTCGAGCCGTTAGAGAATAGCTTTCCATCTGCAATCGGAACTTAGCATATCGAAAATGGAATTCACCAATCTGCAGGTCTCTCCAGTTGGTATAGCTCACACCATCAATACTGGTCGCGACTTGAATTCGAGCCGATCCTTGAGAACTATCATCGCCCCCTGCAAAATAACCAACCTGATCTAAAAAAGTACCTTTTCTTAACGTGAAGGATTCGTTTCCAAACTGACTGAAAATCTCCAACTCACCCCCGATTCGAGCGTTTGTTATCTTTCCGGCATCGAAGACGGTTGCGAACTGATAAGAAGCTTGAGGGATTACTCCGATCAAATCACGATTGAGTTCGGTGAATAGCCCCGGTGCTTGAGTGAAGGTTCCGCTTGCTGCTACGAAATCCGAAGCTTGAATCATCTTCAAGAGATTGTCTTCCATCAAGCAGTTCTGCTTCACGCCGAGGAAGGAGGGGTTTTCTACCATTGAAGCAATGATGTTTCGTTGTGCTAGAGCTAAGCCAGCAGTGCTAATCATCGTTGCGTTTTGGGATTCTCGTCCTCCAGAGTCTGCAAACTTAACCAAATAGGTTCCATCAAGTAAGGGCAAGATTGCAGAAGTAGAACTACCAGGCTGACTACCCACTTCGATCGAACTTGACCAACTTGCACCAACCAATTTAGGAGAATGTCGTATCTTCACTTGTCCGCCAAACTTGACATCAAGATCGCTGCTTAAGTTCCAAGTTAACCTCACCTGGTTCTGAAGTGCGCTGATACTAAGACCTCCAACTGAGGCGGGTGGCTCACTGAGTCCGTTCAATTGAGTTGATCGATAAGCAAAATCGCTGTATTTCCCTGTTGCCGAAACCGAGCAGACCCTAAATTCATAGCTATTCTGAGGTAAATCTCTCAAGTCAAAGCTAGTCGAGAGCGCTGTACCTGCAAAGATCCAATCACCGCCGTTTGTGCGATATTCCACGCGATAACTGGTTGCTCTGGAATTCACAGGAACGCCCCAAACCAATTGAGTTTTGACAAAGACGGTTGAGTTTAAGTCCGTCAGCAATGATTCACTGACTTCGAGATCGATGGGGGTAAGGGGTGCTTCTAGGAGTTGTACGATGCTGGAAACTGGACGTTCAACTAAAGGCTGACTTCGTTCGATAAAGCTGTACTTTGACGGATCATAGTTCACAGCTTCGATCGTAAAGGTTTTATCTTCGTTCTCGCTGACTCGAACGACTTGAAATAGTTCAGGCACTAAGCTTGGTTTACTGATGATCCAAGGAGTTTGAGGGGCTGGGATTTCAGTAAAAGGTTCTAGAAGTGTGACTTGGTTTTTACTTCCACTGGTTCTCGCTAATCGATTCGTTTGCAGCGTCCCATCGGATCTCACCGTCATTAAGTCATAGTCGATCGTCGAATTAAAGTCGATTTCCCGATCAAGCGTTGCTGTGGAACTGGTACTGTTAGCTAATCGACCTGACAAGGTTTCTCCACTCTCATGCGGATTCTGAATCGCAATGATTTCACCAGGGTTGACCAGCAAACCTGGGAGCGTGTCACCTTCTGAGGAGAAAAATGAGAATAAAGGAAACCGATTCCTGAAGAGGTTCCCGCGATGACTCCTGAAGACCAACAAGCGCTGAATGCCCATGTTCAAGCGATTGCAAAAATCTTGTACAACGATGCTGACAAAAGCCAGATAACGAATTTGGCAGAAATCGAAGCGATGGTGCGAACTCAAGTGCAACAGCACGTCACACCAGGATTAGGGAGTTTTTTATCACAGCAGTTACCGCCACAACTGAAGGCTACCCGCGACGGTTGAAAAGTATCTTAGGAGAACTGCAATTGACGAGTGAACAAGCGACACGATTAGGGGTATCTGCGAGAAGCCAAATGAGTCCTTACTTGGAAGCGTGCTGTTTGAGAGCGAGTGCAACGGTTTCCTATGCCCGCGCAGAACGAGACATCGCGGTGTATACAGGAATGCGCGTCAGCGCCAAAACGCAACAACGATTAGTCCAGCGACAACCGTGGGAAGAACTTGAACCCGAAGCGCCAGAGCCGATTCTGGAAATCAGTATTGATGGCGGCAATGTGAAGTTAACCAGTGGCACTCAAGACGAACCGGACTGGCGACAGTACAAAGCCGTTCGCATCAATGGCAAGGGAGAAAGTCGAGCTTGGTTTCAGGACAATGAGGCATTGGTCGCAACAGTGAGCGCGCGTCCGATGGCAGAGGTCGTTGTCTGTCTGGGCGATGGACACGACGGCATCTGGAACTTGCATCAGCAGATCGTCGCGTTGAGCGAGCAACGGATTGAGATTCTCGATTGGTATCATCTCAAGGAGAACTTGTTCAAGTTATCGAGCGACGAAATCGACCGAGAACAGATAGAAGCTCAGTTATGGAAAGGAGATGTGAGCGCTGCTCTAGCCCAATTAGCGGCGTGTCCCTCCGATGAGGCAGAGCGGTTTTGCAACTATCTGCTGAAGCATCAACATCGGATTGTGAACTACGACTACTACGCGGCTGAGGAGCTATGTTCGATTGGGTCAGGAGCCGTGGAATCGTTGGTCAAACAAATTGATCAACGGTTGCAGATTGTTGGAGGTCGGTGGAAAGCGGAGCATATTCCGAAAGTGCTGGCACAACGCTGTGCTTATCTCAATGAGCAACTGAATCCCACGACATCTATTCTCTCAAGAAGGTGACACGCTCCCGCAAACCTTCACTTGCTAATGAAAAGGAAACGACTTCAGTTTGCTTCGTTGCAACATACAATTCCCAACGACCGAACCGTTCCGCTTGAGTGCGACTTGTACAGCCCACAGCGGTGATCTCAAGTTGACGAAAGCCCCAGAGGTTAATCAGTTCAGCATCCTCGACCAGTACCGAATCTTCTTCCCAAGTCTGCGGATTGAGATATCGCACGACAACGGAAGTATATCGAGTTGAAAGATCGGTACTCACATATTGGAATCCTCCTCCGGTCATTCGTCCTTCTTCGTCGTACTGATAAACGACGTGACTGGGAGAAAACATTCTCGCTACAGGAGTGGGTCGATCTTGAGAGAGAACGATTCGAGAACCATTCCACCAGACTTGAGCCCTCATCGAAGAGGCAATTTGACCAATTAGATCAAAGGCATCCTGCGAACTGTTGAGATAAGCATTAAAGCTGTATCGAGGTTCAACTTGACTGCCCACAGAGGGAACTAATTCATCGCAATATCGAGCCGCTTCATAAAACGACCAAACATCCAATTCACTTTCAGGTATGCCACATCCCCATCGATCGTTAGTCAGAGCAGTCCAAAGAATCCAAGCCGGGTTATTTGTCCAATAACTTCGCAAAGAACCATCAAAGTTACCGATGTAAGTTCGATGGATCGGATCATAGTTATTGGGAATTCGACAAGCGATGCCGCGTTGATAAATCGCCACACTCGGAACTGAAGTGAACTGTTGTGAGTTTATTCTCAGAGCCAGTAGCGCTACATTCGGAAACGTTTTAGTTTCCTTTTGAACAACTTGATAGCTTGCCCATCTCAGACTGTTTTGCAGCTTGATCGTAGTGGAATCCGCTGTGATTCTAGATACCTTGATATCCCAACGATTTCCAGGATTGGGCGGGAGCTGAATGGCTTGAGACTCTTCGTAAGTTGAGGAAGTTTTACCGCTGATCAGACCTTGCACAACCGGGTTATAAGGTCCACCATTGATACTCAATTCGATCAAATAACGAATCTCAGTTCCATTAATATTTCCTTTTGAGTCTGTGTTAAACAATGCGGGTGTTTGAATTCTCACAACCGCATAATCGGCATCGTCATCCACAATCGTTCTTACAATTGGATTCGCTTGCTTGACTTCGACATCGACTGGAATTTCGCTTTTGAGCCGAGTGAATCCTTGAATGGGATCTTGGTCAGGTAGTCCAAAACGGAGATGTGCTTCAACCTCTTTGAAGTTTTGATATCCAATCGCAGAAACAATCGGAGTTCCGTCAAGATAAATCGACTTAAACCAGTTTGAATTATCGACAAAACCTGCAATCGGACCTTCAGAGATAGCAAGTAGAATGTTTGCAAAGCTTTGACTTTTGAGGTTATCAGAAGCTTCACGCGGCGTTGAAGAACTTCCTTTACCTCCTCCGCTACCGCTAAGAATAATTTGATTTTGCATTGCTAATTGTTGATTCGAATCGTATCAAGCGAACTAGAGAGAACAGGCATTGCTCCCGCTGGAGTTCTCAGTTCACCGAGTAAAACCGGAATCGGAGCATCCAACGCTGCTACTCCGGTAGTTTGGTTAAAGTAAGTCGATCGAGGTTTTTCTTCAGGCTTCTTCGGTCTGGGGGTTAGCCATTGGTTAACACCCCCAAGGATTAATGATCCACCTAATAATCCAAGGGTCATGCCTCCACCAACAGCACCGAATGGAATCGCTACTGCTGCGGCAACTAAAGCAACGCCTAATAACACCCGCCCCAATGCCCCGGATTGCTCAAGCGTCAATTCTAGAGTCAATTCACTGCCGATAATTCCCATTTGAGAAAGCTCTACTTCGTCCACTCCTTCGGGTCGCAGTGGTGTGGTTAGCTTGAAGTTAAAACCTGCTTCGCTTAATTCAGTGAGACGCTGCTTAAAGGTTGGGAAGTTACAGCTTAAAAAAGCAATTGCATCTTTCGGAGTCTGCAAATGAGCTTGATGGACTGCTCCGAATTCTTCACCAAGTTGTCCTTTTAAGTGAATGGTGACTAAGGGATATTCAATTTGCATCGTCTAAAGTCCGGTGGCGATAAACAGAGTGAGTCAAGTTCCTGTACTCGCTTCCATAGATCGATTCCTTTGATAAGCGATTCACTAATTGATGTAAGAACCTGTTGCGTTCAGGCGCGAGAAAGACACCACAGTGATTCGGATTCAACCCGACTAAGTTGAACAATAAAAAGTCACTTTCTTGTAGCGCTTCATTCGGTCTTAATCGACGAAATCCTTGAGCAAGAACATTCTCGGCAAATCGATTGAAGCGAGGATCGTTGAACTCATCGGGAGATTCTAAGTAGAAATCACTCAATTGAATTCCCAAGGAACGGTAGTAATCTTGAGCTAACGTATAGCAGTTCTGATAGCTCCAGTGCCACTCTCGACCCAGTAGCGGTTTGACTTCTAATGGATCGTAATATCGAGGGATTCCACTTGGAACATGAAGCAAAAAAGAGGGAAGTTTCCAGGCTCGACTGCTTTTGATGTCTTGAACAGAAAAGTCATCGAGTTTTGAATGTCGAGTATGAGTATGAAATAAAGTAGGTTTCCGGTGATTCTTCAAAGCAAGTTGAATGCGATCGATCGTTTCGGAATCATAAGCAGCATTCAATCGAGGCTCTGGTGACACATTCTTTGAGACATAAAGTTCATCTTGAATGACCACGCCACAAATCTCGAATTCAGAATCTACTTGCTCTCTGATTTGATTGATTATTTGTTCATCTAACATTATTCGATTAAGGCTGAAATTCGTCTTCGGGGTACTTTCACTGCTGTGAGTTCAAGTGAGTGACGCAGACTAAAGGTTCCGACTAACTCGTTCTTGGAATAGCGACTGATGTACCAGACTTGGTGATCCTGTACTTCGAGCGGATTTGGATTAGGTGCGTTGTCTAAGTTGTAAGCAAAGATGGTATAACGTTCGATCTTGGCTCCAAGAAGACCTTTATAAGCGCGTGTTAGAGCGGAAATAATCGAACTGACATTGCTCAATTGCAGTTGTGGGTTAGCAGGCGGGCCCGATCGAGTTTTCTCAAAGCCGCTGGAGGTAATCGGATATGCAACATACGTTTGACTCCTCCAGATCACGGGATTACCGTTGGTAAGCGTTGAATCCACAAAGTGCTGCACTACATTCACACCGATCGGATTCAGGTCAAGCTTGTATAGTTCAACCAGGGCATCATGGTGCAGCTTAAATAAATCATTGTTCATGCGACTTTCAAGAAATCATCTTCGGAAATGCTAAGGAAGTAACCATCTGAGATTGCTAGATTAGTTCCTCCCTGCTCCGGTTGAATCGGGTTAGCTAAATTATTGAAGCTAGTAAAGGCTACTTTGAAGCGCCACAAATCATCTCTGATCGGTGTTGTGCTAACAGGTCCATGAGTCCAAAAAGCAGCTTCATGATGCGGTAGGGTGAATTGAAAAGGTTCAGATCCTTTTGCTGTATTAAAGAAGTTCAGTAATAAATCGATATCATCTCCTTGCACAATGAATTCGAGTTCGACTCGCTGATCGGCGTTCTGTAATCCAATCGGGGCAATTTGACGATAGTTGTTGGCGAACTTGGTTTCTCGAACCCGATAACTGTTTGTGAGATTCAGTGGCCTTAAAGGTTTAATGTCTGAGGGAAATATAAGAGTTGACATAAAGGTACTTTTATCCTTTTACAGCTTGTGAAATCATGCCGCCTGGTCTCAAATGGTTCGCAATCACGGACTCTACTGTGCTCTTCAGATCTCGACCTAAAGCTCCGCCTTGAGTACTTGAAATCTGATGAGAGCCATTGTTGTTGATTTCGACTGTCACTGTAGCGTTAGAGTTACCTATCGCTGATCGACCTTTGAACTCGACTCCTACTGCTCTACCGCCGCTAAGAGGGATCACTGCTTCTGGACCTGCTTCTCCAATTAAGGCTGATGTCGCTCTCGTAACGATTCCCCCCTCTGCAAACGGTGTGAGCGAGACACCTGAAGCAATCCCAAAGTTACTTGCACCTGTAAAAGCACCTGCTAAACCAGCACCTCCACCAGAGAAAGCGCCAAGTAATGAAGCTCCAAGTCCTAAGATTCCACCAAAACCAGGTTCTGATTGAGTCTGGAATAATCCTCCAATTCCTTTACCTCCAAGTAATTGAGTCCATAGTCGATTCACAGCCAATTGAGCTAACTGAGAAAGAATACTGGAGAACAATTGCTTGAACGAATCTCCAAGAGATTTAGTACCGCTAATGAGATCAGTAAAGAAGCTTTTGAAACTGTTATCCAATCCATCAAAGAAGCTTTTGAACTGTTGATTAAGTTCATCTCTAAGTAAAGTTGCTAAATCTTTGAACTGAAACCGCAAGTTATCGATCTTAACTGCTGCAACTGCTCTCAGCTTGTCTTCAAGTTCCTGTGTCCAAGTACCGCTTTCTTTTAAGTTCGCAATATTCGCTTCTAGATCTCGATTAATCTTGGCAACAGCATTCGATCGACTTAACTCATTCACACGAGTCGTAATATCGAGCGGATTCATATTGGTAGCTTCAAGACTCGATCGATAGTTCTGCTCAGTGAGAGAAGTTACTTCATCCTCAGCACTATTAATTGCAGATTGAACAGCACGAGCTTGATCTCGATCGACCTTCATCATCCGATTTTCATTCGTTCTCTTCTGAATCCAGGTGGTTGAATCAACATCTGCAATTCGATCTTTAAGGAAATCTCTTCTTCCTTCAGCCAGCTTATAGAGAGGATCATTTTTAGCAGCTTCCTGCATCTCCTTCGGTAACTTACTGATTGCAACATTCAGAGCCTCTAACCCCTTCTCAGCCTGAGTTAATTCTTGCTGTAGAGGAAGTTTCTTTGTTTCAGCATCGGCATCAATATTGTCATTATCGAACTGGATGGATTGCCTTTGTTGATCATAAGAGTTGAGGTCGAGACTACTTGCAGCTAGACCCTGGAAAGCTTTTCGAGTGTTGTTTGCACTGGTTAGGTTAAACTGTGCTCGATCATCCTCAAGTTTCTGTATCTCCTTTTCAGCAGCTTTTGCATACTCAGTTTCTTTTGCTTTGATTTGATCCGCATAAGTCTTGACAATTCGATCTCGATTCGCTTTTAGAGTGTTAACTAAGTTTTCTTGAGCTTTGATCGCTGCATCTCGTTGAGTTTTATTCTCATTGAATTGAAGCGGCTTTTTCCTTAGTTCTCTGAGTTCTTCTTCTTGATCCTCGATGGCGCGATTTGCTTCTTTTGTGGCATCAGTTTGATTCTCCCTAATTTTAAGGATGGCAAGCTGATGTTCAATAATTTTCTTACCTTCATCGGATTGAGAAGCTTCGGCTTTGGCAAGATTAATTTGAGCGTCTCTTCGTTCCCGAACTTGTTTGAGTTCAGCATCCTGTCGATCTCTTTTGGCTTTCTTCTCGTCCGATTGATACTGCCTGAACTCAGCTCTTTGCCGATTCGCTAATTCTTCTCCTGAAGTACCGGAGGATTGATCCGCTTCATTTGCTGAAAGATTGACGTTGACTCTCGACGTACCACCGTTCAAGAAAGCGTTACCTTGTCTCATTCTTTCACTGGATTGACTCTCACCTCCACCAGGTAGAGCACTCCATCTTCCTTTAAGTAAACGATCAGCAGTATTCCAATCACCTTTTAGAATTGCAGCATGGGCTTCAGGGTGGAACTTCTTGATGAACTGTAAAGTAGCCGTAGCTTGAGCGTTTAGGTCTCCTTTAGTCGGATCTGCAATTCCAGCTTTCAAAGCATCAGTGACTGTTGCAGGTGTAAATTGAAAGGCTCCCGCTGCTCCACTTTCTTCGTTGTAAGCATTGGTATTGAAGGTACTTTCTAAGAAAGCCAATCGAGAGAGATAAGCATTCGCATTTTTCCCTTGTGCAATGCTCACAGGGGGAGCTGTTTTACTTGCAGGAAGATTGGCAAGCATACCTGAAGATGAACGTGTACCTCCTGCACTACTTCCTGCTGCAAGTCCAGGATTTGAAGGGATGGGACTACTTGAACTGCTTGAACCTCCTAATGTTCTATTTGCAGGTAAGGGTTTCCGATCATCTCCATGTCCCATCTTGAAGATTTCTCTACCTGATGAATCAGTGATGCTGAGATGGTTTCCATAGTTTCCTCCAGAGGCATAATTCACTCTACCTCCTGGGATATTAGGAGCGGTCATTTCAGCACCTTCTACTGAGTTAGAAAAACGATTCTCCCCGATCTTGGGCGCATAGAAATCAAAGGAGTTCCAACCAGGACTCACACTATGAGAATGTGCCGCTCTTACTCTTTTAAGTAATTCACCTCGTTTTGGATCGTTCAAATCATATTGTTGACCTGCAACTCCAGGATTACTAAATTCAATGACTCGACCATCTTTGTAATAAGCATGAGCCATTTGATCGAAGAGTTTGACCTGTTCTTCGTCGGAAAGTGAGGATGATAGTTTGACATCGACGTGATATTCAGATGAGCCGCCGATATTTGCAGAAGGACCTGTGAATAATCCTGATTTGAATCCCTCTTTTCCCTCAGTGATTCCTTGACCCAAAGCACCTCTGTTTAAGTCTTGGGTTGGATTACCAAATAGAAATTCCTTGACTCCCGGAATCGCCATAAACTTTTCCATGTTCTCGGCAGCAGAAACAAGCCATTGAGCAAACTGACCAGCGTAATTTACAAGCTTGCCAAAGGTTTCTGCCATCGAAGTGAGGCGTTCTAATCCTTTGTCGATCGCATCGGGATTTCGATCAAGATACTCCAAAAGTTCCTTTGCTTTATCTGCAACCTTGTTCAATCCTTGAGTCAAGAGTTCAGAGATTCGACTGGAGATATTTGCGATGATTTGAGGATTTTGATTCAGATAGTTACGAATCTCTTCTGCTCGTTGTCTGATCTGAGTGAAAGCACCACGGGAGATATTCTCTAAAATCTCAGAAGCGGATTCTAATGCGGCTCGATTAATTGGGTCGATCGCTTCACCAAAGTCATTTCTCAGCTTGGTGATTTGATTCTGTAAGGATAGCGCTGCTGCTTCTGTCGTGTTTAATGCTTCAGGGACTCTACCTTTATAATCTTGTTCTGTCTGACGAGCAAAAGCAAAGAAGACATCGGCAGTTAACTCACCAGCCTGCATCATCTTGTCTAATTCAGCAGTGGTTACTCCAAGCGCTTGTGCCATAAGAGTTACAGCTCCGGGGAATCGATCACCCAACTGACCTCTAAGCTCTTCAGCTTGGACTTTACCCTTGGAGAACGATTGACTGACCGCATTTACAATTCCTTCAATGTCTTGGGTGGACATGGATAATGCCCTACCAGAAAGAACTAATCTTTCATAGACATAGTTGGTTTCATCTAAGGACTTACCAGCTCCGAGCATGGCAGCTGAAAGTAAGTTGTAGCTTTTAGCTAGCTCCAGAACTGGATATTTGTACTTATCTGAAACTTGTTCTAGGAAAGGGACAGCTTTAGCTCCTTGACCTTGAGTTGCAATATTGGTCGTAGATTTCAAGCTTTCATATTGCTTAAAGGCATCCAGAGAAGCTGAGATCTGACCGATGATTCCTGAGACAGCTGATCGAAGTAGGTTGATTGCTAAATTTACAGGAGTGGTAATCAGACTTGTCACCAAATTGGAGATTCCAGATCCGATTTGATTCGCTAAACCTTCTCCAATCTCTTTGAAGAAAAACTTTAATCGACTCGATTCTGATTTAGCTTTATCGAATTCAGCATCGATGTTTTTGATTCGCTCTGCAGAAAGATCCTTTAACTCACCTCTCAGTTGCTTATAGCTTGTCATCAGTGCTTGAACTTGAGCTTTCTGTTTATCCTTTGCTTGAGAAAGTTCTTGTTCAGAAGCACCCGTTTGTTGAAGCAGACTAATGTATTCCCTCCCTTTGGTGACAACTTGATTGATATCAGAAAGGTACTTTTTCTTCTCTGAAGTGAGTTGTTGTTCGAGTCTCAATTCTTCGAGCTTGATTCCTGAAGTACGATTTGCTTCAGCTTTGGAGACTAAACCTCCTCCAATCAGATTCGACTCTGTAGCTCTAGAAGATTGAGTCTTAAGAATGTCGATCGAGGTTTGATCTCTGAGACTTCTGGAATACTCTGCCGATTTAGCAAGCGTTGTTTCGATTGCTTTATAAGCTGTAAGCGATTGATCAAGCGTGGCTTTTATAGAGGCTTGTTTCTCGTTCTCAATCTCAGCATATCGGGCGGATAAACGTCGCTCAGAGAGCATTTCCTTAGCACTCTGATAAATCGAAACAGCTGCCAAACCACTACTGGAATTGGTTCCAGCTTCTCGAAGCGTTTGACGATACTTCTCAGCTTCGATCCTCAGCTTTTGTGTTTTCTCAATCTCTTCATCAAGGTTGGCAAGACTTCTTTTTCGCTCTGCAATCTGATCTTCAAGTGCAGCACTCGATTGTTTTTGAATCTGAAGTGCTTGTTTCTCAGCTTGAAGCGCTTGTAAGTCGAGTTGTGCTTGTTCGCGTTCAATTTCCAGAGAGCGTTTGTTAATCTCAGCCGTAGCGATTCTGATTTGGTACTGCTGCTTTAAAGTGTTGAGTTGTTGGGAGGCTTCTTGATTCTGTTGCTGAATCGATTGAGTTACTTGATTCTGACTGGAAGCACTTTGATTTAAAGCATTCCTTAGATCAGAGGCAATTTGATCCGCAGCTTGTTTTCCTGCATTCCGAATGTCATTCAAGAAGGCGGATGTCTCAGCACGAAGCTCCAGGATCAACTCACCTGCGTTAATTTCAGACATATTCTATTGTTAAAAGTAATTTAGGTTAAAGCGGCAATCGAGTCGATGTAGCGTTGACTCGCCGAGATTACCGAAGATGGAAGTGAACCTTGATCCAAGAGCTTAAGGAAGACTTGCGCTGTTCGTTTAGAGACTCGTTCTGTTGACTTACTACCTTCATTTCCTTCTGGATAAGGTAAGAATTGACTTGGTGTAAGAGTTTCCTTACTGCCTGCCAACTGATAAGCCGCAACTGTTAAGTAAGCAGTAGTAATGGAATTGTCGTTAGCAATTCGCTTATCTCTTTTAATGATCTGCTCGATTGTTTTGACAATGAATTGAGTAGGAAGACTATCAAAGGTAGTGAAGTTGAAGATTGGATCACTGGAGAAGGAAGTGCCGTTAATTAAAAAGTAACTTTCTTCAAGGAAGCTGAGTTCTTGGTCAATCTCTTCTATTCGAGCTTCGATCGCTTCCTCTAAGGCAAAGGGTCAGACTCATCGATGACCTCCTCTGCGACTTGAGGTTCAACCGGTTTCCATTGACGCTGCTCTTTATCAAGTAAATCTAAGATCTCGTCGTAGATATACTCTGGTAAAAGTTGAACCAATCTGCGAATGATATCTTTACGAATCGGATCATCTAAGTAATCTGCAAAAGGTACTTTTTGAATCGCTGCCAGTTGATTCTTATCAAGCTTTAGTCCAAGTTCTTGTTCTAAATCAGGTGCAGCTTCTTTAATCCAATTGGAATCAAGTCTCGATCGAAGAAAGATTTCGATTGCTGCCGAAGGATATTCTTGTTGAGCATAGTTGGGATCGAGGCGCTTTTGTAACTCGATCATATAAGGGAGAATCTTAGCTCGAAGATCTTCTCCTGCTTGATTGATGCCATTGCTGTTGATTAGCGCCCAAGCTTCATCCTGTGTGATACCTAAGTCTTCTGACATCTGATTGGAAAGATCCAAGAAAGCTTTAGTTTGATCAAATAGATCACGTCTGACTTTGAGGAGCGCTTCTCTCTCGCGTTTAAGAAGGGAACCTACTTTGAAGACTTCCACGCCAAAAACATTGATAGTTTCACGTTTAATAAATCGACTCATAACACTCTGCGAATAAGGTTAATTATTTAGATCGAAAACGACATCGACTCCACAACAGGAATTTACGATGCGTTCAGGATTCGGAATCTCGACAGTGGTAATCAATTCATCATCTGCATAAACAGGAACAGAGGCAGGTAAGCCGCTAAACATAACGACTAAACCCGACTCTAATTTATGAATTCGCAGAGTGCAATTGATCAGATAAAGTCGGTCATCTTGTGACTTTAGAAGATCAAATCTTTTCATTAAAGATTACGGTGTAACAGGAGCAGCGGTGAAGGTAATCTCGCCTAATCCTTTGAGTGAGCATTGATACCGGGCAATCTCGCGCATCTTCAGGTTAATACTGAGATTAGAGATCATCACAGGTCCTTCAAATTTGCTATTATCCCCAAGCGTTAGAACCATATAGGCATTCTTGATTGCGTCTGAAGTGTTGCCACCCAAAGGAATCAAGACATCCTTATAAGCAGGATCATTCGACTGAACAATACCCGATACATCAGCAGAGAAGGAACCTGAAACTTTGGCGGATTGTGTAGCAAATCCTACTCCGTAAGCATCAACTGACACGTCCTGGTTATCAAACTTGATAGACGCATCATTAGCAGCGGTCAGAGTTTTAAATTGAGCTTGAGCAGGTTTTACAAATGAACCTGCCGGAAGAATCGCCAATTCGAGTTTGACATTGGCGTTCTGAATTACAGACATTGGAGTTGAAGGCATTGTTTATTTCCTTAAATTAAATAAGTTGAAAAAGTAACTTTTGATCAGTACAGAATGAGACTTGGATTCCAAAGGGTGATTCTGCATTGCTCATAGCTCTGGGAGGTTGACCCTTGGTAGACAACGTTCCTGACTCGAAACTGAGGATGTTCCTGGATTAGCTTTAAGGCTTTATCGATCGATTTTGTTTTATCAAATTGGACGAGTCGAACTTGCCAATAGAAATCCAAGTATTTGCCGTTTGTAACTTCAGAGGCGAGTCCTTCTTGAACTCTCTGCACTGTACAAAGTAATCCTGTAACAGTACTTCCTGTTGGAACTGAAGGATCAGTTGTAATCGCCGGTAAGGTTCGAGTAGGAGCCGTTACTGTTGAGATTGTTCCTAGCTCAGTAGCAAGTACAGTTCTCAAAAGTGGAATGAGTTGATTAAGTTCCATAAGCTTTTACTCGAAGCTGAGAGTTTGAGAATTCTTGATTGCTTGATAGTCGAAGTTGTCTGATTCTGCTACAGCTTCGATTGTTGATTGGAACTCAGAGCCAAGTTGTTGAGCCGTCTTTTGAAATCCTTCGTTGAGACTACTACTTGACTTGAGTTCCACTTTCATCAGCTCAGGAATATCAACTCGTTCTAAGGTGCGATCTGTCCATTGGAATCCTTGTACTTGAGTTCCGTCTACTAGAGTTACACCTTCATGAGCCGAAGCATTAGACCAGCGATACACAGCTTTTTGATCAATCTCAAAGTTCTGAAGGTTTAAGTTGAGTTTGTAGTTCAAGTTAGACCTCCAGGATTGAATTGAGCGTAACCTTTGACGGTATGATTCGCGATCGAGTCACTTGAGTTCAATGATGGAAGTAAAAGGAACTTTCCTTTGAGTGAATAGTCCGCGTCATTTACTTGCAAGGTTGCAATCATCAAAGGACGAATGTATTGAGGTAGCAAACTTGGACTAATGACAAAACCTTCCATCAAAATAGAGGCTGCGTTATTAAATCCTTCAACCTCAATATTCTCAAGTTGTCTTGTCTGAGACTTAGATTGTTCAAGGTAACATTCGATCGTATAAGGAACGAGGCTAATTTGTTCTAGTCCTGTTTCAGGATCGACTGTGATAGCACCATTAGGAACTTGGAAGGTTAAGTTGTAAGAATTAATTCCAAGTCTGATATCGATTCTGGACAGTCTTGATTCGAGTTGGGCGATCTTTCTGATAAGGTTCATGAGGGAGCGTGTCACCTTCTTGAGAGAATAGATGTCGTGGGATTCAGTTGCTCATTGAGATAAGCACAGCGTTGTGCCAGCACTTTCGGAATATGCTCCGCTTTCCACCGACCTCCAACAATCTGCAACCGTTGATCAATTTGTTTGACCAACGATTCCACGGCTCCTGACCCAATCGAACATAGCTCCTCAGCCGCGTAGTAGTCGTAGTTCACAATCCGATGTTGATGCTTCAGCAGATAGTTGCAAAACCGCTCTGCCTCATCGGAGGGACACGCCGCTAATTGGGCTAGAGCAGCGCTCACATCTCCTTTCCATAACTGAGCTTCTATCTGTTCTCGGTCGATTTCGTCGCTCGATAACTTGAACAAGTTCTCCTTGAGATGATACCAATCGAGAATCTCAATCCGTTGCTCGCTCAACGCGACGATCTGCTGATGCAAGTTCCAGATGCCGTCGTGTCCATCGCCCAGACAGACAACGACCTCTGCCATCGGACGCGCGCTCACTGTTGCGACCAATGCCTCATTGTCCTGAAACCAAGCTCGACTTTCTCCCTTGCCATTGATGCGAACGGCTTTGTACTGTCGCCAGTCCGGTTCGTCTTGAGTGCCACTGGTTAACTTCACATTGCCGCCATCAATACTGATTTCCAGAATCGGCTCTGGCGCTTCGGGTTCAAGTTCTTCCCACGGTTGTCGCTGGACTAATCGTTGTTGCGTTTTGGCGCTGACGCGCATTCCTGTATACACCGCGATGTCTCGTTCTGCGCGGGCATAGGAAACCGTTGCACTCGCTCTCAAACAGCACGCTTCCAAGTAAGGACTCATTTGGCTTCTCGCAGATACCCCTAATCGTGTCGCTTGTTCACTCGTCAATTGCAGTTCTCCTAAGATACTTTTCAACCGTCGCGGGTAGCCTTCAGTTGTGGCGGTAACTGCTGTGATAAAAAACTCCCTAATCCTGGTGTGACGTGCTGTTGCACTTGAGTTCGCACCATCGCTTCGATTTCTGCCAAATTCGTTATCTGGCTTTTGTCAGCATCGTTGTACAAGATTTTTGCAATCGCTTGAACATGGGCATTCAGCGCTTGTTGGTCTTCAGGAGTCATCGCGGGAACCTCTTCAGGAATCGGTTTCCTTTATTCTCATTTTTCTCCTCAGAAGGTGACACGCTCCCGGTTCATGATTGATCACCAATATGAAATCGTAGAACTGTTTGAACCGCCACCAGCCTGATACTTGTTGCTTCTAATCGGAATGTCAAGTAATCCTGCAAGCTCTTTCAGTAAAGAAGAACCTCGTTGATTTAGAAGAGCCAAACCTGAAGCTGGAGTAAGCTGAACACCTTTAGTTGATTGAACATAGATCACGTCAAGGATCTCCATCTTCTGAGCTTCAACTTGAGGTAGTTCCGCATCGATAATTTGTTCAACTCGCTCAGACAAAGCAGCCGAATAGTCTTGACTGAGTAAGTTGTTTCTGATCAAAGTAGTAAGAGCATTACTCTCGATCGCATTACCAATTCCATACCCCAAGAGCGTCAAGATTCGATCAACTTGGTAGGGCGAGAAGTTCATTATGATTACTGAGTAATTTTACCTAAGAGAGCGACAGAGCGACGATTCTTAACCTTTAGCTGTGCTTGAACGCTCATTTCATAAGTCACAACATGAGGATTGGAGATTGGGAGTTGAGAGATAAGAACATTAAGCCCTTGGACGTTGACAATCAGAGAAGGTAAGCTGAGTTGACCAATTGCAGCATTCAAAGCAAAGGTACAGAGACTAACATCAGCACCATTGACAAAGTAAATGTTGTTGTTAGTAGAGCGGGGGTCCATGATGATTGGACGACCCGATAGCGCGAGACCTGAAAAGCCAAGATCTGCAACTCCGTTTACTTGATCAACCGCTAAACGATTCTCAAAAACCTTCTTGTATTTGACAACCAGAGAAGGATTCATGAATACAGCAGAATAAGTTCCGCCTTTCGTTGCCATTCCTGATTCAACATCGAACAAGAGATCAGTCGTTAAGGCGCGGTTCGTACCGCTGGTATTGACATAAGAGGTCCAGCGAGTATAGGTGACTGGATCAAGTCCTGCGTAGGCGTATGTAGCATCCACTACTTTATCTAAACCAATCACACCGTCAGAAGGATCAGTTCCGTCTCCTGTATAAACCAGAGTAGAGAGCCGCTCTAAGATGGCTTCTGAACCCGATTGAATATGAGAACGTAATAGATTCTTCAAAGCTTGAGGAGCAGTACGAGCCGCTTGTACCACTTCATTCAAGTTGAGAGAGAAGACATGGTTGATGACTCGTCCACCGATCGGTAAAGCTGCTTGTTTAACCGTATCTTGAGTCGAAACACCTGGAGCCGCACTGGTAGCCCGTCCACTCGCCCCCGATCCGCCCAAATTTACTGGCCACTGGAGTTCTGATTGATACACGTCTTCTTTAGAGATGACGTTCAGCATCGGATAATCGAGCAACTTGGCGGAAGTAAGAGTTTGTTCTATTTCACCGCGAAGAATTTCAGGCGGTACGAGAAAATCAGTAGAAATTAATGGCATTGTTTTTATTTGTTATTGAGTTCGTTAACCGACCAGACGTGAGGCGAAGTCTTGGTAGATATCGTCTAAGCTGGCAGGAGTATTTGTACTTAAAACAGGTTTACTTGAGGATGTACTTCCACTGCCTTCATTTGAAGTCGGAGGAACAAAGATCTTTCCTTCTTCTGAAGTGAGGTAATTACTGAGACAGTCTTCTAAAGATTTGACAGCGCCGTTTTCTTCAATGAACCAGTTATTGTTCTCTTTCTGAAGCTTATCCCCGTACTGAATCGAGAATAGTTTCATCAGAGTTGCTTTGTTTTGAGAATTAGAAGACGCGATTACATTACTGATTGCTGAATTACGATCAGCGGTGAAAGCGACTTTATCTTTCTCAGCAAGCTCATTTTTAAGAGATTCTATTTGCTGTTGAAGACTTTTCATCGACAACTTTGAAGGATCATCTTCTGAAGCGGGTTCTGGAGGCTTTTCTTTTTTCATCTGACGCTCTAAAGAAGCAGCTAATTTCCCGTTCTTTTGATCGACTTCAGTTAGAAGACTTTGTTTGAACTGATCGAACAGTTGTCCGAAGAGTTCTTTAACTTGATTCTCATCCATAAGTAAATTGATAAATTCCTATAAAGTTTAGGTGTCCGCCGTTGTGCTGACGGTGAGCAGTTCGGGGTTTAACGAGCTTGCCGATAGCTCTAGAGATTTAGATTCAAGATCTTTATCAATGAGGGCTTGTTCTTCTGCACTGGCATTGGGAACTAAAGCTCGATTGAGTTGTTGAGCGAATAAACGAAATGTGGTTGGGGTAAGGAAGTTTTGCAGTCTCAAAAGATCAAGTGCTTTAACAATCAATTCATCTGCATTATCTAAGTCGAAACTGGTAAATCCAGAAGCCGATATACTACTGACACTTTCATTCGATTGTCCAGTTGCTTTTCCTACCGCCTGTAAAACATTTTGGTAGAAGTCAAGTAAGAGAGAACCATAGGATCTCAAGACCAATTCTTGTAGTGCGAAATCTAGTTTCTTTGAGACTCCACTTTGTTCGATCGCTCTTTTATCTGCTGACATTCCTCCAAGGCTGAGTGTATCTTTCACTTGTGCTTCTAAATCTGCAAGGAGAGAAGTTAATGTATTGAGGACATCTCCTTTTAGCTCAGCGAACTTGAAGTCGGCAGCTTTTAAAATGAAAGGATTGCCTGAGAGAATGGTTTCTCCTTCGGTGTAAGTTTGGGTAAGATCCGATTCAGGCGTGATTTGAGGCGTGAGTATTCTTTGCACATAAGCCATTGAAGCCATGTCAAATCGAACATTATCGAGAACTAAATGTTCTTTTGCTTTGAGGTAGATTTGATTTCCTGCCCAAAGTTCATCCGGTAACTCGAACTTGAATACAGGCAACGTACCAAACCTATGCAGAATCGGAGGGTAATCGATCTGTATGGATGTGTCTTCGTCTACAAGTGAAAGTTCCTTTCCTTCTGTATCTAGAAGGGCGACGATCTTACCTTTGACGAGTCGAACTAAGGCTGAGTACCTCAGAATCATTTCAGCGGTGATGATCGTATAAGTAACTTTATCAATTGGAGGACTGAGTAACGTTTCTCGATGCTGTGAGAACTGTTTGACTTTGACCATTTGAAGGGCGTTATTGTTCTCAACCCAATCGATCACTTCACAAGCAGAGTAAATCGTGAGATAGGGTCGAATGTTAAGCCGCTCTTCTTCAAGCTTGTTACGAGGCTGTACAGTTGTCCTGGGTTTATCAACGTGAACAAAGAGCTTTTTATAAACCAACGCATCTCGAAAGAGTTTCTGAAGCAGCTGTAACTCTGAAAGCCCATTACAGTTTACATCTTCTCTAAAGGAGGTCCAGAAAGACTGATTCGCTTCTAAGCCATTAATCGTATAAGCACCGCTACTAAGCTTAGTCACTTGCTGAGTAAGGGCGCTAGACGTGACATTGGTGTAAGTGAACTTATTCAGGCGCGTTTTGTAAATCTCATCAGTTTCGCCTGCTCTTTTAGGTAGATACCGCTCTTTATTTTGCTCAAGCAGGACACCCCCTTGAGTTAAATGAGTGAGTTGAACATAGAGATCTTTTGAGGCGGTGTACTCTGGATGTTCACTTTCTAGATAGATTAGCTTTAATCGATCGGGGTAATTCATAAAAGTAGGTTTAAGCAGCTTGCAGATGGACACCAGGGAAGTTATGTTTAATCTCTATTTGAGGAATTACGCATCGAAAACTATCTAAGTCGTGGTCAGACTGGTTCTCAGCAACCTTCTCTAAAATGTTTCCCTCACGATCTTGAGCTTTGTGATAGCTGCGAATGTTTTGAATCACTTGCTCTAATGACCGATGGACAAAGAGGCGATCTTGGTAGAAGAGACTGTTAATGATTGCGATTCCTTCTAAGACACCAGGCTTATTTCGAGGAGAAGTAACCGCTCTTTTTAATCCAGGGACGTTCTGAGCTTCACCTAAACGCCTAAGAGCAACAACTACAGAAGGTCGATCATCAGGACTGTAGACTCGATAAACGTTGTGCTTGACGCAAAGCTTGAGAACAGCTTGATTCACTTCCTCTTGTGTAATTGGAGCTTGAGTTTTGTTATACCAAGCATCAATCAAGTAGTATCGACTGTCCTTTAATCCAATTACCGTTAAGGAAGGATTTACTTCACCGTGATCGAGTCCCATCCACACTGAATCAAACGAATCCGGTAAGGTGTCAACAATATGTCGATCATCAAATTCAGTGTAAAGCTGTCCAGAAAAGGTTTCCCACGATGCTTCGTATTCTTGTAAGTACGTTTTGGGAGGCAGAATTAACTTAGCTTGCTCTCTTAAGGATTTCGGATGAAAGGGATTATCTTCTGACTTGAAATGGAAGTAAACCCAATCTGGTGTACTAAGAGCGCGAAGATGGAACTGGTAGAAAAAGGAGCTTTTTCCTTTTGGAGTTCCAACGCTCATTCCACCAAAACAACCTGATGGATCTCTAAAGCAAGGAGTAATGATTTCATCCCAAACACTGGAGCCGAATAGCTGAAACTCTTCACATCCAGCCCAAACTAAGTTCTTACCTCGTAGTCTTTCTCCTCCATCATCAACTCCAACAAGTGAAAGTATAGGTAAGTTACCGTGAAAGTAGAAACGATAGTTGGTTCGATCAATTCGCTTAACAAGAGGACAATTCTCAAATAAGGTAAGCAATGAATCCCAGTGGAGAGCGCGGCACATTTTTAAGGTGGGTGCAATTAAGCAAACTTCCTGTGGCGATTCAGGATCAAAAATTCCCTTAAAGGTGAAAATTGCTTTAATTGCATCAGCTCTGAGAAGACGACTGTTATGAGTCGGAATCAATGCTTCACCCGCTAAGAACAACCCATCTGAAGACTCCACCTGAATACACTTAACAGGCTCAGAAGGGATAGCTTCGACTGACGTAATATATCTCTGAGTTGTAAACGTATAGGGATTCTGAATCAATCGATCAGCTTTCCTAGCTAATTGAAAAGGGTTGAATCCAGGAGTAGGTGTAAAGTGAACTCTATAACGAAAACCACAATCTTTACCGTATAGAGCAGACGTATTTTCATGGAGCGTAGGTTTTTGCCCTAGGGATCTTAAGAGGAATACAACAGCTTCTGACAGTGCCAGATTCTTATTACAAAACTCACAAGCACCGTTCTTACCAATAGATCCATCAGTATCCATCAATCCTCTTAGAAGTTTTAATCTCTGTTCTTCAGAGGCAAATAGATATAAATCAGGAATGTGTTTATTACCTAACAGATTCAAGGATCGTAACTCTGAGGTTAATCCTTTTATCCAATACCGAAAAGGAGCGTTGTATTTAGTTACTTCGTAGTAAACCCTTATACTCTCAACAATCTCTAAATCATCACAGGTGTACGCAGAGTTTTTTGAATCACCATCACCAAGCCAACACCCTAATACATAAGGATCGATAGGAAGTGATTGACCTGGAAACTGTAGAGCATCACAATTCGGAATGGAATGATTACTCTCTTTCTTTGTTGAGACTGTCAAAGTATCTTTGATTTCTTGAGTCGTTTTGACCTTAGGTAAAGAAGGATTCTTATATCTACTAGCTGACTTACGATTCGATTTAGTGTGAGTCAGCCACAAGTGACCCGCATCCGCTTTTATCGAAGCTCCATCTGAAAAACTAACTTCATAAACCTGGTGATCGTACATCACTTCTGAAGTCGCTACAACTAAGGTAGGAACACCGGAAGGATGGAATACATAGTCACCTTCTCTAATTTCACTAATAAACTTCCAACCCTCTAAGGTGAGAATCGGTGTATCTAAGCTAAGCGCTTTACCGAATCCACGACCTGAGCAAATTACTTTGACTTTGGCAGGATGATTCAGTACATTTAGCTGCTGTTTATGCAGATTAATATTGAGGCTATTCATCTTCCTCCTCTTGTGGAGGTTCAGCTAAGCCGAATGAAACCTGAAACGATGTATTCGATTCTTCTTGGCGAGCCCCCAGTACACGTTCCAGCAGCGCATCCGAGGGTATCACCTGTTCTTCGTCTACTAAATCAATGATTTCTCCTGACTTACTGAGAACCTGGCGGCGTTTAATTCGAAACTTACGCCCTGCCAGTACATCATCAACATAGGATTCAGCAACTTCTCTTCGATTCCAAATCGGTTTAGAAGCTCGATTCAATCGTTCTGCTAAGGCTGTCTCAATAGAACTATGAAAATTAACGTCCTTTTCTCGCCAACGCCAGTAAGTCGAAGTATCAATACCGCAAGCTTCACAAGAGTCTTTGATCGATCCTGTTTCAAGTAGAACTTTGCAGAAACGTTCGATCAACTCAGGAGTACACTTCGAGTTTCTACCTCTTCTTTTTTCATTCATATTATTTTTTCTACTGACGAAGGCGGCGATCTTGCAAAATATGAATAAATTGCAACACGACGATAATTAGAATGAGTTATTGAAGCGCGATCGTAGAGAATAATTAGGTTCCAAGCGCTTCAATAACTCAAGATTTAAAATTGAATAATTAAATAGTATATAGATTAAATAATTCCTCGAAAATTAAAAGTAACTTCCGAGGATTATGCCTTTAGACTTCCAAAAATAACCCAACTTTTAATCGGAGTAAATTGAAAATCCCTTCTATTCAGGTCACTTCGATTTAAGAAGCTGCCCCTAGTACTACGTTTGCGGGAAATTCAGTTGAAATCAACGAAGCTAAAGCATCTTCAAAGGACAAACCTTTCTTATTCACCTTGTATCGTATACGCCCCTTATTAAGCCCAAGGCGACGTTCCCATTGAGTCATCGATAAAGTGATTCCTTGATAAGTAATTAGCCGATTATTTCTCTTGTTATTCGCCTGTTCTTCTTTACTCGCCCAACGACAATTCTCAGGACAATAATCACCGTTATTATTTATTCGATCGAGCGAGTGTTCAGGGGAAGGAACTGTTCGCTGATTTCTGGACATATCTGGTCATTCCTTCTTGTTTGGGTATGTTTACGCATAGCTGTAGCCATCTTTTCTATGAATTGCTTTGACAATGTATTTGAGTTTGATGCCAATCCGTTTCTTTCCTGAGCGTGGGTAGATTTCACCATTTCCATCGCTGTATGGACACAATCGAGCGATGTAATTACCTTTGTTTACACCTTTTGGAATCTGAACCTTGACGATATCTCCAGTACAAAAACCGTGAATTGGTTTAAGTGGTCTGTGCTTTTGAGGATATCCGTATTTATCGGTTTGACATTTTTGGCGACCTCCCATTCCTGTTGCTTTGACTCGCAAAATTCGAGTGGTTAGAATTGTCAATTTTTCAACGTTTCCAACACAAGCAGCATCGATCCAATGAGCTTTTTCAAGTCCAAGTTTGATGCGGTTAAATTTGGTTTTTCCTCCACTTCCGGTTGATACCGGAATACCTGTTTCTTTCAAAGTTTCATACAGTTTCCATCGGGTAGAGTTAACAGCAGCAGCATCTTTTAACGGCGCTTTTGCTTGTCTCAAAATACGAAAAAGAAGGTCTGATTTTATCTTCAAAAAGTCTTTGATATCTTGCGTTCCTTTTCTTAAATTGCAAGGTTCGCAAGCCAAGCATAGATTGGAAATGCGGTCGCTTCCACCGTTTGCTTTTGCTTGAATATGTTCTACTTGCAAAGGAACATCAGACTTACCGCAATAAGTACATTTTCTACCCCATTTGTTCAGAAGATATTCACGAATTTCATATCCATGCAAAGTTCCTTGCTGATATTCAGCACCGGAAATTTCAGGGTTTTCCATTTTCTGAAGATCAAAGCGTACAAGTTCTTGAACAATTTCAGTTACAGGTGCGAATTTAATCAATCTTTTTACCCATGTTTCAGTTGTTAAAACTCGGTGCATTAGTGATGGTGCAAGCCATCCTTTCGATCTTTTTCTGTTAAGAAATCGAGGTTTACGATATCTAGTATTTCGATTTCTTCTACCTCTACGAACAGATCTTCTGCTATCCAAATTACTTTTGATCGTGTTACCTCGATGTTCAAGTTCCATTCCCCAAATCACTTGATCTTGATCATTGACAAGTGAGATACCTGTCACTTTAGAACCCGGATCAATCTTGAGTTTCAGTGGATATGTAACTATGTTTTCGACAACCCGATTCATGATCAAGGTGAAAGGAAATCGTCTGAAAACTGCTGCTTTACCTGCATCCATTAGCTTTTGAGCATGGGCGGGATGAATGGGATTCATTCTTTTTTTGTTGGCATCAATTAAGAAAACGTAGTTACTCATAGTTGTATTGGTCGGTTTGACCAGTCCTTGAAAGTACAAGTGATGTTTGCCTCGGAAATATTGAAAGAGCTTTTTAGAACCGATTCACTCGAAGCTATATGTGATTACTTCTTTGCTTAAAATCGGTTGACAGAGCAACGAACTGGCGTTCATTCGAGGGTGTCATGACTCAATCAATGTAGGTCTGAACCTGTTCCTGCACGTTTGCAACACCTACCCAAAGTGATTAGTTCTGGGTAGATGTGGGTACACATTTACAAACGGGAAGGACGAGGACCCATATCTTGAAGAAAATTCTCAAAAGAATCTAACCATCGATCGCAAACTTTAATACCTCTTCCACCGTAATCTTTGTAATAAACTTTATTTCTATTTGAACATCGATCCTTCATTTGATTCCAGATACCATACTCACGAGTCCGACTAAGACCATGTGTGACAGCCCCGACAGTTTTACGACAACCACAACTTGAAATAGAGAGGCGCTTTAATTGATAACCAGCAGCTTTATGATAGTTTCCACAGTCACACAGACATTGCCAAATATTCTCACTTCTATGGTTTTTTCCAATAAATGAAATAACCTCTAGAAACCCAAATTTCTGACCAACTAAATCACACTTTGGAGGGCGTTTTTTCATAACAAAAAGAGAGCTTAATATAATTTAATATTAACAACTTGAAAATACTTTCAAACCTATATCGCGGGAATTTCTCAAAGTTGTTTAATTAATATTTGAGCTAAACGATCGAGCGCATCAAAAAAGTTACTTTCAACGAACTCATTAAATTGAGTGCGAGAACAATAAAGATAATGATGTGCCAGTACAAGTTCGTATTCGAGTGGAATGAGCGGCGCGAGTTTGAATCCTAAAGCAGCACGATCTAAACTGGATAACTCATTCAAACAAGATGCGATCAGAATAGAGTCACATTGATTCCAAAGAGAATTAGGACTCCACTCATTCAGCGGTAAATAAATGCGATCGAGAATAGAGTCGCAGTTATCTAAGGTGTTGGAGTAAAAGTCGATTAGAACAGATTCTAGATCGATCAGGTTAACGTATGAAGTTGAGTTAGGGGAAGGTTCATTAACGGTTACAGCAGCAGATTCTTTAAAGGGGACGGGAACAGATTCGTATTTATTGTTTAGACAATTGTTTAAGTAGATCGAGTTAGGAAGCATTTCTAATAGATCGTGATTCTTTCCACATTCAGTGTAAGTGAGGCGATTTTCTTGAGCGCTTGTAAGTAATCCTTGATCAACCGTAAGTGAGGCGATATTCTCTTTGATCCATTGTTCTACTTCGATTCGTTGAGCGTCATTTAAAGTGTCCATAATGTCCTTTCTAAGCAGGTTTAGGAGACTGCCAGGAACACCTTTAGATCGTTCAATATAATCTTCACCAAAAGTAGCTTTTAATCTGTATCGAAGCGTTGATTCATCTACTCCAAAACGAGAGGCGATCTTACGAACAGATGAATTAGGTTCATTAATTAAAGTCTGAAAGGCAGCTTCCACCGCCGATTTAGTTAGTTTCATATAGAAGGAATTCTCAATTTAGATAATTAGAGAATAATAGAAAGATGGTCGATCTTTGTGGGCTATTTTAATAGTTAAAGTGCCTATATATTCAGGTAGAAATCGACTGACAAATAGATGAAAATAGAGTAGTTGAATTAATTAAATTAAATGTATGCCTATTAAATATCCAGAAAAAGTGGCAGTTGCGACTTATTTTGAGACTGAATTTGCGTTTAAAAGACCTCACTTTGATGCAGTTGGAGGAAAAATATATTCGTATGAAACGATGAGAGAGGCGCTTGATTGTTTTATTAATGAACGAAATGATTTATGGCGTGAATCTAAACTCGATATTTTGGGATTCCATTCATTAGAGAGAATGAAAGAATTGGGATTAGATTCTAAAAAGATCCGATCGAATCGACATTATTTCGTTGATTTTATTAGGCAGAGAATCGAAGGGAAGGAATCTGCTGAAAATGTTCAAGGCTATAAGAATTTCAACGTGATCGATGAGCAATTGGCGATTCTAAAACAGTTTAAGGCGCGAGATTTTGATATTAATTTGGTTAAATTAATCGAAACTGATGGTATTACGAGGATGGAATATTCTTATCTATGTCGAATGATGGGAAGACGGGCGTATGATATTAAGAATTTTATTAAATATCGGTTAGGGTATGAACCGTATAGCGAAGTTATTTTGAATAAGAAGGGAAAAGAGACGAGGAGTAGACGATATTATTTGACTTTTGAAGAATGTTTAATTGCAATCGGAGCTGAAAGGTTTGAAATGATTCGAAATGAGGTTGAAGAGGATTTGCGGGTTATTTTTGGTTCGAGTAATTAAAATAAAAAGAGGGCTGTGACACCCTCCTTTTCCACTAATATCAATCAGGAATCTTGGCGACGATTGACAGATTAGCCAATCGATCTAACTCAACATCAATGGCTGAAACTCGATCGACAACAGCTTGAACTTGAGCGTCAGTTTCATCCTTAATCGACGAACTTAAACTAAGCCAGCCGTCTATCCACAGTTGCCCTTCACATCTTTCAAGGGAGAGTAACTGTTCTGCATCATGCACATAACATTCCACAGACAGGAACCGATCGAGAAGTATAACCATTTCCTTATTCCTCGTGTGTCGGGAATTTTTGAAAACTTCCCGCAACTCAAGTAAAAAGGATTGAAATTGATCCTTTTTCATCCGATCTAAATTAGTAGTTAAATTGATGTAGGTCATATAATTTCCGTAACTTTTAGAGCGTAACAACCTGATTAACCCGTTAGAGCTTTTTCAGGTTTTGGGATGGTGCCTCACGCCAGGAAACAATGTCCAAATCAATTTGAAACCTAATATAAATCGCATTCTCTTTTCTCTCTGATCACTTTAAAAGAACGTTATAAGAAGAAAAGGAACTTATTGAAGAGAAATACAGATTTGAAATAGAGAAGATGCAGTAGAGGTGGCGAATCGATTAACTGAAGTTTTGATTGAATTTGTTTAATTGAACTATGGAAAAATAAATCGAAACGGAAAGACGATTAATTGAATTAATGACTAAAAGGAGAGGGTGAGCAGCCTCTTTTTCATGTCGATCGATTCTTATTTAGTTAAGTATTTATTACTAGATGCTAAATGTCAAACACTAGATATGGATTTAATTAGAGTACGAATTAATGAATCTGGATCGATTTAAGTCGAATTTAAAAGGTGGCTCTATTTCGATCGTTAAAGCTCATTGATGTTGTTTATAGCTGTCCATAGCTTAATTAAATAGAAAGGGGCTTAATGGACTGATTAGAGGGCTTAGAGAGAATGTTTAATTTAAGCGGGCGGCGGTCTTCTTTAAGTGGATGGATTTAAGTGAAACCCTATTCGGGGGCCGCCTATCCCCTCTATATGGGGGGGTTTAGCCTGAAATCCTTATAAATCAAGGATTTTTTATGCGCCTAGGGTGGCTTTTTTTGCTTTTTTCTCGACCCAGGCGCACTAAGATTTTTGAATTTTAGATCGTCCAGATTTTCATTGTTTTCAACCCTAGATCTAGTTTTTCCTACTGTTCTTTAATCTGTTGGTAATTGTATTTAAATAAGTTTTCCTTATTTAAATTTGAGTTGTTGATCGGTATTGCAGATCATCCCACTTTTATCTTTTTATTTTTGTTATCTTGTAATTATGAATTACAGAATTAATACGATGTTTAATGAAGTTGAATGTAGAAGAGGTCGCCCTTTTGAAGGTGATTATACGAGTCCAAAATCGATCCGATTTGATCGGGATTTGTTTGAGCTTTTAGAATGTGAATGTGTAGACTACGGTACTAATATTTCGGCTCGTGTAAGAGAGATTTTAAGGTATTATTATCGTAGTGAAGGTAAGTTAACGTAATCGTTAGTGATCAGCCGCTAAGTCGTTCATTTTTTTTCCTTCCTTCTTTTTATTTCTTTTTATCTGTTTTTGTCATACAGATATCTAAAACATTGATTTTTCCAAAAACAATAACCCACCTGATGCTGGGTGCAAAAGATGGGTTGAATTCAAATCCTTTTCATACACCTATGTTATCCGAAAAAGAGAATAAGATCAAGCTTGCTGCGTTAGTTGAAGGTAACAAGAACGTACTTAACTTCGTTCGTCCTCACCCTTACAGAATCGGTAATAAGCCTACGTCTATGATTACTATGGCTAGTGATTCTGAGTATAAACAGCGAGTTAATCAGGTTAATTTGATGATTACGACTCAACCTAGTTTTAGCTCTAATTCAAGTGATTGTTATGTGTTTGAACATCCCGATCTTGGATTAGGTTTAGAGCCAACCTGGAATGGTAAATCCTTGTTTTCCACTTTAATTGGTTGGTCTGAAATTGAATTATCTAAGAGTCGCAGTCAATCTCCTTCTGTTTATGATGTGAGTGCGATCCTGGTGCTTGAAGTTCTCGTCTTTTTTGCTCCAGCGGATGTCTTGAGAGCTTTATTCGATGTTGAAACCTGTAAGCATATCCAGAAGCATCTTCGTCAAGATGGTCGAATGAGAATTGAATCCGGTGAAAGACGACATCCCGATATCTTAATTCTGCCTGTTTACTTAAATGCTCCCATTGGGTATGTTCGATTGGCTTTAAAGATCGTTGATTTGAGTCGGATCGCTGCTGGTAATTTAGAGACAGTTGCGCTCTCATTTGGGTTAAAGATGCCGAGTAAGCGTTTGATGGATCACTACAAGAAGGATATGCTCGTACCTTATCAAGATCCGACCTTACACCCCGTCTATATCAAATACTCTAAGCCTGATAGTACGATTCTGTTTCCATTGAGGGAGGCTAATATGGAGCGCGAAAGAATGCTCTATGCGGTTCATGGTCTGGTTCCAGATGGTGTTGAGAAGCTGACGATTGGGAGAACGGTCGAGAATCTATTTGTGGCTTTCATCGATAAATATATTGGTGAATATTGTGCCTATAAGTTTTTTAAGACAAAGGGGTTGAACTCTGAGGTTCAAGATTACAGTCTACGGGATCTTCTTCACGATTCGAGTCTAGATCACTTTGCGACCATCAAAGATTCTACCGAAGCTGTTTTAGGTGTGGTTGCGGGTGGAATGGCGAAGAATATGAGGCCTACTGAGTTTAAAAGTGAAGGTGTGATTGCTGATGCGGACTACCAAAGTGGGTATGTCACGATTCAGTGTACGATGAATTACCCGGTTGGAATCCCGTTTAGCTGGGGTCGCCATAAGAATGACATTACCACCTCCAAAACGCTGGGTCAGTTCCTCAAAGAGCATGGCAGCGAGTTAGTTGATCGAGGTTATGTGATCTTTGTGTCGGGTAAATTGAGCCATCATCAAAGTCTTGTTCCCAGTAAAGTCATTGATGCTGTTGAGATCAGCGAGAAGTATGATCCTGATTCTGCCAAGATTCCCGCTGAGTTTAGATTCTATTCACACGAGTTAATTAATTCGCCCCTGACCTCTGATACATTGCAGTGTCTAAAGAATGTTTGCTCTGATCGTGAATGGTCTGAGTGGGAGAAATTAGAGGTAGTATCCGCTGCTTGGTATCCTCGATCAAAGATGTGTCACACCCCTGAAGAGTGGTTCGAGAAAACCAAAGCTCATGTGGAAGAGCATGGGAATGAAATCGTGAAAAAGATTATCAAGGGTAAGCCTGTTGAAATCGATAATCGATCGCACTATTGGTTAGCTATTCCAATTGTTGTTTTTCTCCAACCCTATGCCGACGAAAGAAAGCGACTTAAAGCAGAATTAAAGTTAACGATCAAGGGGACTGACGAGTATCTAATGTTCGATGCACAACAAGGGTCGATGAAGCTATCAGGTAATACTTTGTATGGTGTGGGAGCCAGTCTTAGCTTTGATGTAGGTAATCCGGTGGTTTCAAACTCGATTACAGGTATGATGCGAACCGCTGCTTGGTGTGGTGCTATCGCTTCTGGTGGAAATGTTGTTATTACTGATGGATTTCCGTTCAATCTGAATGAGGTGAGAGACTGGAGTGGAGACAAGAAGCCTTCAATGAATACCTTGAGCTTATGGCGCGACCTATCTTTAGTAAACCGTAAAACAAGAGCTGATTTAATCAGTTATCCTCTCGGTAATCAGGGTGAGTGGAAGTTGGCTCCTGGTCGAACTGAAGGTGAGGATCAGTACTCGATTCTTTCTAATGATGTTGTTTCCTGGGAGCGTAAAGCTGGCGGGTGGACTGAACTGAATGAGATGCTAAAAGCTCATGTGGTTCATTTCTTCAGACCTACAGGTACTAAGCCAGAAATTCAGTGTTTGACGGAGATGAGTTTCGATATCAAAGACGTTTACACAAAAGCCCTGTTCAGATCCCAGACCGATTATCAGTTTCATCATGTTAACGAGGGTGTAAAACCTTTAACGAAAGCTCGTGGTTCTGGGGGTTTTGACTTGAATTCTGATGATTCATTTAAATACGAGAATGGTAAGGAGCAGAGTCGTATCCTGGATTTCTTCACTGATCTCGATCAGAATCCTCATGCAATTCCACCTTATGAACCTCAGACATTCAGCCAGATTGTCAAATGTGATGATGCTAATCGACGCTATGATTCAGCTTCTGATAATGTGGTGAAAGATAACGGGTTGTTTGCTGGGGATAGCACTGAACACGTGTTTTGGTTGCGTCCGATCAGTCTATCTGGATTTTTCTGGCAGGATCACGCTCAGTTTGTGTCTTGGGATAAAACCAACGAGTGGTTAAAAGAGAAGTCTGGTTACGGTATGGAGCAATTCTTCCTCAATCCTGACGGGACATTAGACTACGCCAGAGCGTTAAAAGAGATTCAGGCTGCGATTGACGAAGGGAAGCAATGGATCGTCCCGGCTGGTGGAAGAGGTAATTCTAAGAAGACGATTCACCATGTCCATCCTCATTTCACGCCATTCAAATAATTGATTTTAGGGCGGGTTACTTCGCTCTTGTTAGATATCGAAAAGGTACTTTTGAACCGTCGCTTAACTTCTGAGTCGAAGTTCAAAAGTACCTTTTCGATATTTCAATGATTCGACTGTTTAACTCTAATAAATTGGTTATTACTTTATGACACTCGACGACGTTTACATTCTCGCGGAATTCGACGATCTCGCGGATCTCATCACTCTCAAGCAATTCACCTTTATGTCGCTCAATCAAAGAAAAGCTTGGTTAAATAGGAATGAAAAACTAAAGAAGAAGACTGGGAGAGGTATTGAACAATATTTTACGTTGGTGGATGATAATGATGATTTGTACTTCAATCCTATGGTTTTTAATCGGGTGATCCTGAATGCGATCAAAAGTGGTAGGAACTGGATCGATGAACGCGATTTGATAAAAATTTGA